GATAGATCGCGGCATAGATACCGGCGTTAGCGCTGCGGAAAACCCTGCCTCTAGGCCCATGCAGGACTTTGATATCCGTCGCGGCACTCAAGAATTGATTGATGAAACAGACGCAGAGCCTATGGCGGCGTTTGGCAAAATTAGATTTGACATGGTGGGTCAGCTTAAAAACAGCGGAATCGGTCTGACACGGCGCGTTGCGTCGTTTCTTGGTGAGGACGCTGTCCAACCAGGCGAAATTACTGCTGATCTTATGAAAACTGTCGGCACTAAGCGTGTTACAAACAAGTTTTACAGCACCTATGATCGCACATACAATGAGTGGGCCAAGGGCAGTGATGTTGGCCTTGTGAAAAGACGTTTTGACTCAAGGCGTTCAGAGTTTGGCAGGCTCGTTTCAGACGAAATAGAAGAGCCAGGATCATCGACCAATCCACATATCATAGAAGCTGCAAACAATGTTCGCGCTCTTTTCAGAGATATGCTGGAAGAAGCGAAACGCTCTGGTGTGAAGGGTTTCGACAGCATACCAGAAAACCCCAGATATTTTAGTCATCTGTGGGACGGACACAGGTATCTTGCTGCCAAAACAGAGTTTGGTGACAAACTGCCAAAACTTTTACAAAAGTCATTGCTCAATGCAAATCCCACTCTTGAAGAGGATATGGCAGAAGCGATTGCCAAGGGTATGGTAAATAAAATTATCAAGCGTGAAATTGGCATGGATGCTGGGCTGGCAAGAATGTTCAGCACATCAAACAAAGAAGCGTTGCGTGACATTTTACTAGAAGAAGAGATTGTTACAGAGGCGCAAGCAGATAGGATTATTGACCAGCTGGACTTTGATAGAGAGGGTGTAAGCCCCAGAGCCAGACGCAGGCTTGAGTTTGATTTGAGTGCCACAGAAGAGTTGAATGGTAAAACTCTACACATCAAAGACCTGATGGAACGCGACACTGAGGCTGTTGTAAATGCCTATGTGAATCAAATGCAGGGCAGAATAGCTCTGGCTAAGAAGGGTATAGAGTCAGACGCTGATTTTGAAAAAATAAAGAAAGACATTGAAGCAGCAGGTCTTGAGCTAAACCTTGTCGATCAAGCAAAAAAAGATATTGAAAAACTAGAGGTTTTGTATGCGCTGATTGCAGGACGCACATCGCCTTTGATTGCGAACCCAAGCGCAAATGCAAACAGAATCATAAGACTGTTGATGGACTACAGCTTCATCAGGGTTATGAACCAGGTGGGTTTTGCTCAGATTGCTGAATTAGGCAACGCAGTATCTATTGATGGAACCACGGCTTTGTTACGGGTTATTCCAGAGTGGAGAGCGATGGTCGCAAGGACTGCAAACGGAGAGCTTGAAGACAGAGTTTCGCGTGAATTAGAGGCTTTCGTTGCGCCTGGTGTTGATAGAAACATCAACGCGGCACTCAATAAGTACAGTTATGAAGATATGTATGGCCTGGGCAAGGGCGACACCATCGACAAGGCCATCGGTGTGATGCAGCCCCTCAAGCGCCTTACTGCCGATATTTCAGGTCTAGCTGGCATCACCGCTCTGTTTGAGCGTACCGCAGCAAAGATTGCAGCGCAGTCTTTAGTTGATTTGGCGTCTGGTGTCAGAAAGGCACGCATGAAACGGCTTGGTAACAGCACTCTTGACCAAGATATAGCAAGGCGACTCAAGAGTTTTGGTTTAGATGAGGAAATGTGGCCGCGTGTTGTAAACCAAATTAAAAAACACACAATAACTGTGCCGTCTATGTTCTCTCGTAGGCGCAAGCTCAAAGCTATCAATATGGACGCTTGGGACGATATAGATGCCAGAGATGCTTTGACGTATGGCATCGCAAGGTGGACGAGGCAATCAATTCAGCAGAACGATGTTGGAAATCTAAACATTCATATGACCAGCACGATGGGTAAGGTTTTGAGCCAGTTCAGAGCCTTTATGCTGGTGTCTCATGCCAAACAATTTTTGCATAATATTGAGCGTCGAGATTTTGCTGCATTTTCGTCTATGATGTGGTCACTGTTTTACGGTGGTAACGCATATATTTTGCAAACCCATGTCAACGCGCAGGGTAGAGAAGATAAAGACAAGTTTTTAGAAGAAAGTTTATCAGCAACTGAGATTGCCAAGGCTGCTTTTGTTAGAAGCTCTTGGGCAGCGTTGCTGCCAGGTATTGCAGACACCACTCTTGCGATTGCAGGACAAGACCCATTCTTTGGCTACAAAAGATCGACAGGTCTTGCTTCAAACCTTGTAACGGGCAATCCTGTGTTCGATTTGCTTGACACTGCACAAAGCGTAGCGCGTGGTGGTTCACGCGCTTTGTTCAACGAGGAGTATCAGTGGTCGCGTGGTCAGCAGCGTGCATTGAACTCTTTGTTGCCGTTTCAGAACGCTATTGGCATCAAAAATGTTCTGAATACAATGATGGATGGCCTGCCTGAAAGCTCAAGAGTGACTGAACAGTAAAAATGCGGTATAAAGCGTGTAGGAGTAACAAATGACGGTCAGCAGTCTTACAACCAAGAACAGTTATAGTGGCAACGGTAGCACGTCTGCCTTCAGCTATACGTTCAAGATTTTTGATGATGACGATGTTACGGTTATTATCCGCACTGACTCGACGGGTACAGAAACCGTCAAAACCAAGACTACGCACTACACAGTGTCCGGTGTGGGTAACGCAGGCGGCGGCACCATCACATTCACATCTGGCAACATCCCAGCGTCAGGCGAGACTGTTCTTTTGCTGCGAAACACACCGCTTACGCAGGCTACAGACTACACGCCAAACGACCCCTTCCCCGCCGCAACGCACGAAGACGCGCTAGATAAACTCACCCTTATCTCTCAGGACACTCAGGAGGAGATTGACCGCTCTATTAAGCTGTCGCGTGCCAACACGATGACCAGCACAGAGTTTACGGTGCCAGCGGCAACAAGGGCCAACAAGATATTTGCCTTTGATTCCAGCGGAGAGCTTGCGGTTACGCAAGAGATTGGCACTTTCCAAGGTGATTGGGCTGCAAGCACCGCATATGCAGTGCGTGATCTAGTCAAAGACACCAGCACAAACAACATTTTCATTGTGAACGCTGCGCATACAAGCTCTGGCGCACAGCCGCTTACGACAAACGCTAACAGCGCCAAGTATGACTTGATTGTTGATGCTGCGTCTGCGACCACAAGTGCCACAAATGCTGCATCATCGGCTACAGCGGCGGCATCTAGTGCCTCAACTGCCTCAACTCAGGCGTCAAATGCGTCTACAAGCGCCTCAACGGCCTCGACTCAGGCATCAAATGCCTCAACATCAGCATCTGCGGCGGCGACGTCAGCTACGGCTGCGGCAACATCTGCCACAGCGGCGGCTGCTTCAGCCACGGCGGCGGCATCAGCGGCTCTTGCACCCGTATCAAATGACACCTCTCCAGAGCTTGGTGGTGATCTAGATGTTCTAACACACGCCATCGTGTCGTCCAGTAATCGCAACATCGCGCTGACGCCAAACGGATCGGGTGTGGTGAGAATAGATGGAAATGTTGATATACAAACTGGCGAGATTGTCCTCAAAAACGGTGGGTCGCAGTCAAATGTAAAGTTCTATTGCGAGTCCGGTAATGCGCACTATGCACAACTCACAGCGCCTGCACATTCTGATTTTTCTGGCAACGTAACTATAGTTTTGCCAGCGACAGCGGGTACTTTGGCGCTGACATCCCAACTGCCAACCTCCGGTATATCAAGCGGGAACGTGGCTACCTTTGGATCAGGTGTGGCTGACGACGATTTCCTTAGAGTCAACGGAACCACAATAGAAGGCAGATCAGCGTCAGAGGTGCTTTCTGACATCGGTGCAACCACAGCTACCGCTGCGGCAAACGAGGCCACAGCCTTGGCCATCGCACTTGGCTAATAGGAGAAACAAATGGCCAACACATTCAAAGTAATTACAAAAGCTGGGGTGACATCATTAGATGTTATCTACACGGTGGCGAGTTCTACAACCACGGTGGTTTTAGGGTTAGTGTTGGGCAACACCACGGGAAGCCAGGTCACATCGACAGTTACGCTAAACACTGATACCGCTGCTAGGTCTGGCGCAAATGACGAGGCCAACCAGGCGGTCGAGCTTGTAACCAACGCACCCATCCCCGCAGGATCATCACTAGAGCTTCTTGCTGGCAACAAAGTGGTGCTGGAGACAACTGACGAAATCAAAGTGTCAGCTACCGGCGCAGTAGATGTTGCACTGTCTGTTATGGAGATCACCTGATGCCCTACCTCGGAGTGAAACCAGCCGACATCACCAGCGCCACAGAAGCAGAGATTGCTGGCGATCTGACCGTTGACACCAACACACTGCACGTCGATGCGGCTAACAATCGTGTGGGTGTGGGTACAACTTCTCCAGCAGACCATCTGGCAGTGGTGGCAAGCGGCGCAAACGCACATATCAGTGTGGACAGAAGCGACGGCGCAACCGGCAGAACGGTTCTAATCCACAGTTCATCTGGCGGTCAGCTACAGACTACAGGTTCTGTTCCTTTAATTTTTGGCACTGCCGACACAGAACGTGGACGGTTTTTGTCTGGCGGCGGCCTCACCTTTAACGGCGACACGGCGGCGGCAAATGCGCTGGATGATTATGAGGAGGGTACTTGGACGCCTGTCGTTGCTTTTGGTGGTGGCACAAGTGGAATAACATATGGAACCCAGTTTGGTCGCTACGTCAAAATCGGTGAACAAGTCATGCTTCAATGCACTATTTCTATGACTTCAAAAGGCAGTAGTTCCGGTGCAGCTAGAATACAAGGGATGCCGTTTAATCAGGGTGGCACAGGCTTTCACTGTACAGGTATGCAAATGTTCAATTTTACAGGTGGCACAGAGTATGTAGTGGCACAAACTGCCGGGGGTAGTAACGAGGTTGCTGTAATTCGTTTGGGTGCTGACCAATCACTTGATGCCAGTGATTTTGCCAACAACACCGGCATCAGATTTTCAATCGTTTACAGAATTTAACCCCACCAGCCGGTAGGGGTTGGACAGGTCGCACAGCGACGATAAACAGAAGGAGTAAACAATGGCACTGACAAAAGAATTTGAATACGACTGCGAGGTGCGTGGCCCATACAAGGCTGTGCAAGTTCGCCAAGCAACCGTCATCAAGGATGATGGCGTGGAGATCAGCCGTAACTATCACCGGCACGTTCTGCATCCCCGCACCAAGTCTGGCGATAGCTGGGGCGACACCGACATCTCTGGCGAGGATGCCAGCGTACAGGCGGTGTGCAATGCCGTGTGGACTAGCACAATCAAGTCTGCCTACGAGACTTTTGCAGACAGCCAAGAAACACCATAAGGAGCCAGATAGATGGCATACATTGGCAAAAGCCCAGATGGCACTGGAGTTCGTTCACGCTTCTACTACACGCAGACCAGCGGCGGTGGCACTAGCGTCAGCGGCTCCAGCGACGACGGCACGACACTTGCGTTTAGCGATGGCGCTTACGTCGATGTATTCCTCAACGGCGTCCTGCTTGTGGCTGGCACTGACTACAACACCAACACCGCAAACACCATTGCTGGCCTAGCTGCCTTGGCTAACGGCGATGTGGTCGAGGTCGTCGTCTATGACATCTTTACCGTTGCTGACACTGTGTCGGCACTGAATGGCGGCACGTTCTCTGGTGCAGTTGGTTTCAGCGGCGGCATCACTGGTGATTTGGCCGCAACAGGACATGCCTCTGTAGGTGTTGACGCTGTAGATGCGACAAGGGCATTGACTGTTGCTGGCTCAACAGATGACTCCACAGCATCAGGGCTAGTTGTTTACAACTCTAGCCTCGCATCAAAGTTCTCAGTGCGTAATGATGGCCTGATTACCACTGCTGGCAATATACAAGTTGGCGGCGATATTCGCATCGGCGGAACCGGCAGTGCCAATGCTCTCGACGATTATGAGGAGGGTACGTTTACGCCATCTTTTACAAGTGGCGTGGATGGTGGGGCTACATACAGCTACCAGCTTGGAAGATACACAAAAATAGGACGACAGGTCATAGTTGAAGTTGATTTAGACCTGAACTCGTTTAGTGCGAATAGCTCAACTGTCAAAATCGGCACACTACCCTTTTCATCAGATACTTCCGCACCCTATGGCGGCGGTTTTTTCACATATAATGGAGGATTTTACAATTCTCTTGCTGCGTGGTTCGTAGCAAATAGTGCTAGCACTGCTGCTTTGTATCGACAGTCTGACGGTGCGGCTTTAGCAGGTAATTCCAGTGGGATGAACATGGGCGCAACCTGTCGGGCAATTATAATATACACAGCGCAGTAACGGAGCATCTTATGAGCAGAGCTAGAGATTTCGCAGACCTCGCCGGTTCGGCTGATAATTTGGAAGGTCTTGTAAAAATATCCTCAACCACCGTTTCTTCTGCGGTTGCGTCTGTTGACCTGACCGGTATGAGTTCAACATACGATTTTTATAAGTGTCATTTTACCCTGACCCCCGCCACAGATAACGTGAATGTTTTTGTAAGGTTCATAAATTCTAGTGGCAGCGCTATTTCTAGCTCTGAGTATGGACACGGACTAGTAAATGAAGGTGGCGGTTCTTTAGTGAACAGTAACTCAGCGAACACTATGGAGATAGGCTCTTCTGTTGGGTCTGCTTCAAATGAAAGCATGTGTGGGGTTTTGACGATTGGCCCTGCCAATTCCACCACACATCCCTGTTCTCTGTACGGACAGACAACATTTATTAACACCAGTGGAAACCATCAGGGTACGGTTGTAATGGGCAGCTTTAAGTCTGGCTCTTTCCAAGTCATCACCGGGTTACAATTCAAATGCAGCAGTGGAAATATTGAGGCAGGCACATTCACTCTTTATGGGGTGGTAAAATGAAAAAGTATTTAAACGAACAGTTAGTTGATATGACTGCTGATGAGATTGCAGCGCGTCAGGCAGAAGAAAAAGCGTGGGCAGATGGCACGGCTGAGCGGAACTTGTCTGCCCTTCGCAAAGAGCGTAACAATCGACTCGCTGAAACTGATTGGTGGGCCAGCAGCGATTTGACTATGACCACTGAGCAAACAACATATCGTCAAGCTCTGCGTGACATCACAGACAATGCCACCAGCCTCGATAATGTAAAGTGGCCGACAAAACCATGAGCAAGCCCACCGTCACATCCATCAAATCTGAACTCGACACCCATGAGGCGGTGTGCGCTGAACGCTGGAAGGAAACAATCCTGCGTATCAAGCGTATTGAGCATATTATGATTGGCACTGCTGGCACGACGATTGTTTTGTTGTTAGGAATTATTATTAATGAATGATCCATGTCTTTCTTTTGTTTGTTTTTGTTGGGCTAGGTGAGGATAAACGGCTCGTTAGTAATGATATGTATTTTCGCAGTGTTGATGACTGCGTGTACTTTGCACAGAGACTGCACAAACAGGGACAGAACATCACCGCTTACTGTCTGCCAAAAGTGGTAGACGAAAACACAAAGGTCTACTGATGGACCCAATATCAGCAATGGCAACTGCCTCTGCCGCCTTTTCAGCCCTCAAGAAGGGCTTTGCTATTGGGCGCGATTTAGAGTCAATGGCAGGAGATTTGTCCCGTTGGATGGGTGCGCTTTCTGACCTAGACCAGGCCGAAAAAGAGGCCAAGAACCCCCCCATATTCAAGAAACTGTTTGCCGGTCAAAGCGTAGAGCAAGAGGCCATCACTGCGTTTGCAAACAAGCAAAAAGCGGAACAGCAAAGATACGAGCTTAAACAATGGATTAGCCTCACGCTAGGCAGGTCCAAGTGGGAAGAACTGGTCAAAATGGAAGGCCAGATTCGCAAGCGTAGACAGGAAACCCTTTACAGACAGAGAGAGCGCCGTCGCAAGTTCGTAGAGATTGTCGCCTGGACGATCATGATTGGCGCAGGTATGGCCGTCCTTACATCCTTTGTCTTGCTTCTCAAGTCACACTCGGCCAAGGCCAATGATTGGGCGAATGACATGACTGTGTGTAGGCTTGTGAAATGTATGAAGATCAACAAAACGCAAGAGGCTTGCGTGTTCAGGGGTGCGCACAATACACAGGAAACGCTGTTCTTTGAGTATGGCGAGTGGAAGCCGCGTGAGTATTTGTGTCAGTGGAACCCAGATCAGCCGCCGCCACCCAATGTGTATGATGTATTAGAGGCCATCAAGGAGAGCCAGTGATGACGGTAGAAGATGTAGCAAGGAAGATGCTGGAGTTACGCATTTTACCGCGTTTTATGATGCTGATAATGACAGGTGTTTATGTGCGCTGTATTGAATGGGCGCTGTCGCAACCGGATTTGTCTACGCAACAAAGTGCGCTGATATCAGTGGTTACAGGTGCCATGACAGGTAGTCTGGCAGTCTGGCTGAACTCGGAGAAGCACTGATGTTACAAGCACTGATACCGGCTATCACAGAGCTTGCTGGTGGCTGGCTCAAAGGCAAGGCAGAGGAGAAGGCTGCACAGTCTAGGGTCAAGGTTGCCAAAGCAGAGGCTGAAGCAGAGGTGATGAAAGTTGCCGCCACACATGAAGCTGGCTGGGAAAAGATCATGGCTGAAGCCAGCAAGGATAGCTGGAAGGATGAAGCCTGGACGATTTTGTTCATAGTAATCATAGGCATGTGCTTCATCCCGCCCATGCAGCCGTATGTCAATCAGGGCTTTGCCGTGTTGGAATCCACCCCTGATTGGTTCCAGTGGGCCATGTATGCTAGTATCGCTGCGTCATTTGGTTTGAGAGGGATCAAGGGGCTGAAAAAATGAAGCGCAAGTTTCCAAAAGTTCCCAAGACAAAGGGCGGTGTGCCAAAAAAATATGTGCGCGGTGCCAAAAATCCTAAGAAGCGCGAAGAAGAAATCAAGCGCACGCGGCGTCTTTACAAACAAGGCAAACTCACCAAAGCTATGATGGATCGCATTAGCAGGGAGAGGAGTCGCGGATGAGCAAAGCAGCCGTCATCGCCAAATATTCCAAGTCTTCTGGCATATCCAAGTCAACTCTCAGTAAGGTGTACTCCAGGGGTTTGGGTGCATACTATTCCCAGGGCAGTAGACCCAAGGTTTCTGCGCATCAGTGGGCGGCCGGTCGTGTTCGTTCGTTTGCCACGGGCAAGGGCGGGGCGAGAAAGGCAGACGCCGACTTGCTGCGTAAAAAGAAAGGCAAGAAAGCATGATGAAGAAAGCCACAAAGGCAAAGGTGAAGACCGTTGCCAAGAAGCTGCGCGGTGCATCGAAGGCACACGCAGGACAAGCCAAGATGCTTGAGTCTTTGTTGAAAAAGCCAAAGCGTAAAAGGAGAACATGATGCCTGGTAAGAAACTGTCTCCCAAGCAAAAGAAACTTGCACAGGTTGCTGCGCCACGCAACAAGATCACTGGCGCTGACTTTGCCAAGCTGCGCAAGGGCAAGAAGAAGAAAGCAAGGGCATGAATTTAGAAGTGCTACGCGAACAGATTGCCAGCGACGAGGGGCGTGTAAACTCTTTGTATTTATGCTCTCTTGGGCACAAAACTTTGGGGATCGGACACCTTGTGACCCTGGACGACCCTGAATGGCCGTTGCCGGTTGGCACAGAGGTTAGTGACGACCGAATCAATGAGGCCTTTGATAGTGATATAGACGTTACGATTGATGACTGCCGGATAATATTCAAGGACTTTGACAACATGCCGGAAGAGATACAGCTTTGCTTGGCGAACATGGCGTTCCAGCTTGGTCGGCCTACTCTCAGCAAATTCAAAAAGTCTGTTGCGTTTGCAAACGAAGGCAACTGGTCAGCCTTGGCTGACGAAATACTCGATAGTCGCTGGGCAAAAGAACAAACCCCGCATCGTGCTTTGCGCATCAGTGATAGGATTCGGGCAGTCGCAGATGGTAGCTAAAAGGTTTCAAAATCCCAAAGGTGGCTTAAACCAGAAGGGCAGGGACTTTTTCAAAAGAACCACAGGTGCAAACTTGAAGCGCCCTGTAAAGAGTGGGGACAACCCACGCAGGGCTAGTTTTCTAGCACGCATGGGCAATGCAAAGGGGCCAGAACGAGATGCGAAGGGCAAACCTACCAGGCTTCTGCTTTCTCTCAGGGCATGGGGTGCAAGCAGCAAGGCTGACGCTAGGAAGAAGGCGGCAGCAATATCCAAACGCAACAAAGCCAAGAAGGGAAAAGCATAATGCCAGGACACTATGGAAAGATGAAACCAGGCGGCGGCATGAAGAAGAAGAGTGCCAAGGCCAAGAAGCAAGCAGCTACAGCTATAGCGATGAAGAAGGCTGGCAAAAAGCCAAAGCGTAGGATGTGATTACTTAGTCTTGCTGGTGTAGCACGCCCAGCAGATATCCTCGCCAGAGGCAAGTGACACCCAATCATCATGGGTATAGTCACAAGCCTTCTGACATCGGGCGCAGTTAAATGGAAGGCTCCTCCTCCGTGTCTTCTGTTTGCTGCGCTTCTTCATTTCTCTTCATCTCCAATCCGGCGTTGAGACATTGCAACGCGAGGTTCAGCATTTGTGTGGCGTTCATCTCTTTGGTTCTAAGAACTCCGTCAATGCTGACCGTGACCCCATCGTTACGCGGTATAATCAGAAAGGTCGGCCCCACCATCTGTGATCCTCTCTATCTCTGTTGCAGTGATGTACCACCTGCCCTGAAACTGGTATCCCTTGATAACGCCCTTTTGAAGCAGGCTACGCAGGTGTTGCACCTTGGAGCGCTTGTCAGTACCGAATAGTATCAGAGCCGCCTCACGGGGGCTTAGAATGGCGCTAGAAGGGGATATCTGGGTCATCGTCCTCTCCTTTGGTTTGTGGCGCAGCGTGCTTGGCACTGATGACGTTGCCGATAGGCTTCATGGCCCTTTGTGATATGCCGTCAGCGATACTGTCCTCACCCTCGTATTCGGTAACTCTTGAGATACGAATAGAGATAGTATTGTCCTCGTTGACGAACATCGACACTTGGTGGCGCTGGCCCTCTCTGAACATGATGTCAGCAGGAGCTTTCGACTCAAACGAATAAGGTTGCCAGTTGCCGTTGCTATACTGTGCCTTTGCTTTTGCATCAGTGTTTGCAAAGAGCTTGATGTAAGTGATGGTTTCATAGCGTCTAGCCATTTTTTTCTTTTTCCTCTTTCTCAAGTTTCTTTTTTCTAGCTACACATGCAGCCCTTACTTCTTGATGGATTTCTGGGTGCTTTCTTTTGGCTACATCCATCCATCTCATTGTAAACTCTGCTAACATCCAGTTATCTAATGCCTTTAGATCGTATTGATCCAAGTTATTACGAGCTACATCCAACAGGCTTAGAATATGTTCGTGGACGACAACAGGTTCTTCTTGCGGAACAGGTTGCTTCTGTGGTGCGCCGTCCTCATCTGGCGGCAAATCCTCTCCAGCATAGATGTAGTGCCCCAAGCCGTGCATGGCACAACATTTGGCAAGGCACCTCTGCAAAGAGGTGTTTACCTGAAAGCTGGTAGGGTTTTTGACAGGCTGGTTTCTGTTATCCAGCACCGGCATCACCTCAGACAAAGATTGCTCTTCTATCTCCACAGAGACTTGCACATAGGCAAACCCCTGATCGTCCTGGGTGTAAGGTAGTTCTGTTGACCATATCCTCTTTTCGTAGGTCGCTTGTGGGTAGGTTTCTTTAACCTTGCCCCATGCCCAAGCCCAACTCAGATAGGTCAGGTTGCCTTTCTTTTCGGTGTGTTGGTTGACATCAATATGTGACAGAGTTTCCCAAACGCTTGTCATTTCTCTGCTCCCTGTTCAATGCCAAGTTTATCAGAGATCAGGTGTACAAACAGGGCCAAAGCCTTCTCCATGTCAGCTACCTTCTCGTTGTTCTTGTCTACCGTGCGTTGCAGGTG